AAGGGTTCCAAGGTGAAGCTCCTTCTACGCTGCAATGGTCTATGGGTCGCCAATGGTAAGTTCGGTTGTACGTGGAGGGCAGAACAGATGAAGGTTACACGGGCAGCAACTTTCGATGATTATGCCTTCGACGATTCAGATGAAGAAGAAGAAGTAGAAAAGATTGACCAGAACTTCGTTGATTCGGAAAGTGAAGAAGATACGGGAGTTGATGATAGTATGGAAGTTGAAGATGAACCGAAGAAGGTCGCGAAGAAGCCGCGCAAGGTTTCAAAGAAGTAGTTAATAAACTAATGAAATAATAAACTTTTAAAAATAATCTTATAAATTAAATTTTTTATCTTAATCTTAATACCAGATGGAGTGTTGATTCCTTCTGGATATTATAATCTGCCAGAGTTCTACCATCTTCCAATTGCTTTCCAGCGAAAATCAATCTCTGTTGATCGGGGGGGATACCTTCCTTATCTTGAATCTTAGCTTTAACATTCTCAATTGAATCCGAACTCTCAACCTCAAGCGTTATTGTTTTACCAGTTAAAGTCTTTACGAAAATCTGCATCTATATTTTAGAATATAAATTTAATTCTTTAAGTCTTTAAGAAATTACATGGTAGATTGGATGGTTTTTAATTTCTGGATGGTTTTATCTAATTCTGCTTTATTATAAGATCCCCCGCTCTTGGATTCTTTTTTATTTTCAATTTCTTCTTTCCCCATAAATTCATTAATAATAATTACGAAAATGATAGTTAATATAATTGCCGTAAATATATCTTTCGTCGCCATAAAAAATGAACAGAATATAAAAAATCTTCTAACATATGGACCGGATACTATCTTTCTTAAATCGTCATCTAATTCATCTATAATAAATCGTGCTCCTATATTCAAGAGAATCATCGTGAGACCAATAAAATATTTATTCGCATTTAGATTATCTGCCCCAGCTTTAAAATATTCCCCAATCTTATCAATCATATATAATTTATTATTTATTTTTGTTTGTTTGGATAATGGTTCACAAAAATATATATACTATATTATTAAATAATGTTCGGGGCAGAATTATCCGAAGTATGGCAGGATTATAAACCTAAGAAAAATAAAAAAAAGAAGGATAAACCCCTAACTCCCGATGATATGGATTCGGGTTTATTATTGGAAAAAAGAGAAAAAACTTTAGTCGGTGAAAGGGAAAGACTTTCATCATTAGTAGATGATAGAGAAAAAGATTATAGATACGAAAGAATAAATCCCAATGTTGTAACATTTGATAATCCATATGGTTCAAGATCGTATGATAAAAAATCAATTAGACCTTCAAGGATAGAAGAAGACCCCGATTATAAAGAATTTTTAGAGTTTAAAAGAAATAAACCCCCTCCTAAAAGAAATATTATAAATAATAACGATATTAAAACCGACGACCAATTAAATGAATTAATATTATATATTTTTACTGGATTCTTTTTACTTGTATTATATGACAATATTTACCGATTAGGTAAGAAGTCTTATTAAAATGATTATTAAATTTTTAATTTATCCGATAAATCTAACATTGTTCTTTCATCATATATAAGAGATCCCGTTGGTTTATAATTATCGACCGACTTGTATTTATTTCTATTTTCCTTGATTTTCACTTCTTTTTTAAGTCCGGTATTCGCTAATTTACTTATACCTGGTAATTCCCACGATATAAATAACCAATTAGGTTCTACATACATAATCTTAAATCCATTATTTTTTAAACTATTAATTATATATGTTCTCATTTCTGTAACTTTATATAACGGAGTTCCAATTATGAATTCGGGTATCTGATAAAAACAATATGTCTTTTCTAAGGATGAATTATATTTAATTCTTTTATGACATTTAACTAAAACACCATCATAAATTTCTAATCTTTTAATAGTTTTTTCATTTATCGTCGAATAAAGATCTTTTATATCCAATGATGACATATTTATCTATTTAAGAATATAGAAAATATTTAAAATAAATGATAGACACACTAATTTTATCCGGCGGAGGACCAAGTGGTATTGCTTATTTTGGAATATTTGAATCTTTATTTGAAAATGATGTATTGAAAAGAGATCTTTCTGGTATTAAAGAAATATTAACGACATCAATTGGGATATTATGTTCCTTTTGTCTTATACTTGGATTAAGCATGGATGTCGGGAAGGGTGTTGCTTTAGGATATGATATATCCAAGATGCTTGAAATGGATGATATTAAAATAGATAATATTCTGGTTGATTTCGGTTTATTTGATACGAATGGAATAAGGAATATATTTAAATCTATCTTAAAAAATTTCAAGGATCTTGATGACATAAATCTCAAGAATTTATACGATATTACTAAAATAAAATTAAATGTTAAAGTTTTTAATGTTACTAAGAAACAGATTGAATATGTATCATATGAAACAGATCCCGAATTATCTATTATAACCCTGGCAGAAATGACAACAGCTATACCAATATTCTTTAAACCGGTTGAATACAATGGTTGTAAATACGTTGATGGGGGACTAAGAGGTCATTTTCCAATAGAAGAATGTAAATCAGAAAATTATTTAGGATTATTTATAAAAGGGGGGACGGATATAAGTAACCCAATTATAGAATTATTCCCGATATTAGAATATATGTATTGTTTAATGATATGTCAAGACCAATATGTTTATGATGTAGAAGAAAATAAAATTAATCCGAGAATAATTTACGTAAATGTAAATTATGGTCTTAAATTTGAAATGAATAAAGAAGAAGGAGAAAAAATAATTCAATTGGGATACAATGAATCATGTAGACATTTAGAAAAATTTAAGCAACATTTAATAGAATCTAAAAATATTCATTAGAATTTAAACAACATTCGGTGAAAGACATAACTTAATATCTCCCAGGTTAGCCACATTATATTTTATAATAAGTGGATAATCATTTTTAATATACATATGAATTAAATTACATAAGTTAGTACATTTCGTAAAAAGAACAAGATATTTTAAAGAAAAAATACCCTGAATAGGTTTATCCGGGGTGCTATGCATTGAAAACTTCAGACCTTCATTATTATTATCCTTATTTTCTTTTAATATGGTTTCCTGTGATGCGAAATCTCCTCTACATTCTAACATAAGATTTTCACCTACACTCTTAATATCGACACACTCTCCAATATTGGTCATATCTCTTATTAATTTCTGGAAATCAGATGAGGGCAAGGTCAATTCGGTTTCAAATTCTGCTGGGGGGATCTTTATTTCATCTTCGGAAATATCGAGTAAATTTAGTTTAAATAAAGTCTGTGTATTTTTAATTTCATTATCAATCTGAATTCCTAATTTATTCGTTTCGTTCTTCTTAAGGTAAATACTTAAAATATCATTATTTCCCATTACTTTAATGAGTTTAAATAGATTATTCATATTAATGCCGATCTTAATTTTTTCTTTACAGAAATAGTGCTCAAAATTCTCAGATTGTAATTTCATATGAATAAGGACAATCTTAGAATTATCTGTCGCAATCAACTTTATACCGGTTGAATCAATAATTAAATTCGTATCTGTTAAGATCTCCTTTAATGCTTCTATAAGAATACGAAAAGCACCTGATTGAACCGTCTGAATATTAAATAGACATTCATCATCGTTTATAACACTCATTTTATATTCATAAATTATGATTATTCTTTAAGTTTATTTATAAATTCAATGTTATCCCACCACTTTTATTTCCCGTATCCCCACTCATCAATGATATATTATCTAAATCGGGCATCTTATCCGGTTCCAGATTCATAGCTGTAATAAGATCATCTAAACCATCGGGACCCGACATATCACTCCTCGCTGGACTTACCGGTCTTTCACCCTGAGATACAGGTCGCCTATTGTTACCCCCACCCATCATTGCCTCCAAGGGATTACCTCCGCCTCCTCCACCCATCAGACCTCCCATTAGACCACCCATAAGACCTCCTAATGGATTGCCACCCCCCCCACCTCCTCCTCCGAACATCTGATTCAATGGATTGGGGGGAGGAGGCGCGGGTTGAGGTGCTTGGCCGGGGCCATTCATAGTTCCAACTGCCGCCTTAGCGAACTGCTCCATTAATTCCGGATTCTGTCTTAAAACATCATCCATACCTGGTATCGAGGACTTAAACATTGTATTCGTAAGATGAAACATAAATGCGGAACCAGCTAATGTGAAAAGTAATCTAATTTCTGGGGCCATCGCATCTCCGTCACCTCCATATTTCTCACCTAATTCTTCAAATATTTCATCATAATCATTTACATTTTCATTTACAGATTCAGACCATCCATCTAACTTTACACTAAATGGATCGAACTTTCCATTCATAAACTCAATACCCGTAACGCAAGCCATTAGCATTTTTCTCTGAAACTTAACGGAATTATCTATTTCTCGTTGTTTCTTTAATTTAATATATTCATTTCTCATATCTTCTAGATGAGAATTCATATTATAATTCATTGTTGTGCGAATACCCTGACCTTCTAATTTCTTAAACTTGTAAATAAGATCAATTTTTTCATTTTTTATTTCTTGAGCGGTTAATCTATGAATAGGTTTATATCCACTATCAGGATTAGGATTACTTAAAAGTAGATTATCTTCATTATTGACGCTAATATTTTTCATATCACCGTCAACAATTCCACCCTTATCTTCCACTGGATCACTCTTAAAAAAACTAAAATCTTCACTCTTTTTAGAATCTCTATCACTTTTTCCTCCATCTGAATTGACGGGACTAACTTGACCTTTCGCCAATAATTCAACACCATCGCTGATATTTAATGATGGTTTGGTATTATCTGTTGTTAAGTCTAAATTTAAATCTGAATTACTTTTACTGAATCCTAAATTGTCGGAAAGTGTATCGGATAAAGATACACTCTTCGTTCCCATATCAAAATCAAGGTTAAGATCTCCCATTTGAATTATTGTAGAAAGATTATTTTAAGTATATACGCGCTTTTTTTCTAATAAATATTAAAAATGACAATTAAGATTGGATCTGTTTACAGTGTCACATTCAAGAGTGGCAACACCCCCAGTGCGTTCAGTTGGCCTTCCAAGATTCCCGATAGTGGCAATCGGTACATGAAAAATAAGGTTATTAAGATTACGAAAAAATTAAATCCCAAGGGTAGTTTAGATTATGATTATGTAGGAGATGTCTATGATAAAATTGATGGAGCTGTAGAACTTAAAAATATTAAGATTGTAAGCAAGCAGCTTATTTTAAAGAGTTCTACTCTTAAGGTTTCGGGTAAAGGAAAGAAGAAGTCTAAGAAGAGATCTAAGAAGAGATCTAAGAAGAAAATTTCTAGAAAAACAAGGAGATCTTATATTAAGAAAACAAGGAAAAGAAAGAACACTAAGAAAAGAAAGATGAGTAAAAAAAAAAAAAAAAAGAAAGGTGGATCCGGACATAACTCAATAGCTAATCTGACACAATATGGAAGGGGAGTTTTAAGATATTTATTATGGGATAAGGGTATGCTTCAAGATGAATTAATAATTCTGATGGATGAAAAGGATACAGGAAGACAACAACCATTACGAAAAAGAATTGCTGAAATTAATAGTGAAATTGCTGAAATTAATAGTGAAATTGCTAAAATTGATAGTGAAATTGAAAAATTATTTAACACCTCCTCTGTTAAATATGAGGGAGATTCGTCTGGAGAGGGATCCTCGGCCACGATAGAAGCAAAGGCGGACACCACTATCTATATCGGCAGCAGAGCAGGTCCGCCACGCGCGGCTGTCGCACCGACACCTGGACAAGGATCTGGGGGTTCGGTAGAAGAACATCCGAAATTCCAATCACGTTGGATATTAGGAAAGGGTATAGTTGGGATTGTGTATTTAGTTCAAAAAATAAGAGGAAAAGATAATGGTAATTTTTATGCGTTGAAAGAGTTAAAAAAAGAAGATTCTCGGGGAACGAGGACTAAAGAAGAAATAAGGAAAGAGGCGGTTAATGAAAGAAATTTACTTCAAGAGGTTACTGAAAAAGATGTTCCATTCTGTACCAGAATGCACTATTCTTTCCAGACATTAAACAATTACTATATAGTTCAACCCTATATTGCGGGGGAAGAATTATTTGATATTCAGAAAGAATATCGAAGATTCCCGGTCAAATCCGTTATTTTTTATGCAGCACAGATTACCCTTGCCCTAGAAGCGTTACATGAATTAGATATAGTACATAGGGATTTAAAACCCGAAAATATAATGATAGATAGTGATGGATATCTAATTGTGATTGATTTAGGTTTGGCTATAAAATGCCCTAAAGTGGTCCATGATTTTAAAATAACAGGGACGCACGAATACTTTGCTCCTGAGATTGCAATTGGGATGGTCAGGAGAACACAAGTAGAATACAGTAAGGCGATAGATTGGTGGGCATTGGGCACTATAATATATGAGTTAATGTGGAGCTTGCCCCCATTCTACGATGAAGATGCGCCAGTAATGTATAGAAAAATCATTGGGGGTGAACTTGAATTTCCAAAAGAAGTTTTCAATGTAGATGATAAGACTCGGAATGCACGAGATCTCATCGGGAAACTACTGGTGCGCGATCCCGATGAGCGCTTAACAGACCCTAAAGAAATAAAAGAAGATCCTTTTTTTAGTGGGATTGTGTGGGATGGGATGAACACTAAGAATTATACAGCACCATATTTACCCACCGCATATTTACCCACCGCTGGGTCCGTCATTACCTTTAAGGGTCTTCCAGTAGAGGAAATCCGTAAACATGATCCCGCGGATCTTGAGTTCGAATATTTTGAGCAAAAGGTCACATCGACTTCGAGCAGATCGAGTATATCCAAGGGTTAATTGATCTGGGGCAGCAAGGGGAGCAAGGGCGGCGGCAAGGGGGGGGGATCCATATCCTCTG